CTTGATTAGAAGAACCCCCTCTTCTAAACATGGGTCTTTTTAAAATTCTAGACATTATGTTTTAAATATCCTTCCATAAATATCAGCACCGGCTAAACCTAGCCCTAATGCTGTCATTAATGGACTAGCTCCTGCTGCTTGAGGTGCTTCTGAAAACGTAACTGATCCTCCTCCTGGAGTTAATCCTGCAATGCCTTGTCCTAACATGCCTAATCTTCTAATTGGATCTTGGACAGCCATCTGTGCTGTTTGTCTTTGAGCATCTAATAATGATTGTTGGTAAGCTTGTTGACCTGCACCTAATGTGCCTAAACCTGCAATCTGTGCTCTACCATAATCTTGTGCCGTACCGCCTAGTCCTGACTGTAGATTAGCAATTCCCATTTGATTTGCTAAGTCTTGTTGTCTGGCTTGTTGCGCTTGTTGAAATCCTTGTTGTAGCATTTGTGCTTGGAGCGCGGCTCTGTTTCTATCACTTGCCGATTGATATTGTGCAAGTTGCACGCCTTCTCGACCACCGCCAAAACCACCTAGTGCAACTGCCGCATCTGAAATACCCTGTTGTCTTTGTGCTGCTTGCGTATCGAACTCTGCAAGTGCTGCATCAATTACGTCCGTTTGATAAGGTGACATGTAAGCTGTTCTTTGAGCTGCTGTCATAGGTCCTGTTAAACCCGTTGCTGCATCTGCAGCCGTGCCTGCTTTAGTTAAAAAAGGTTGATAAGCACCCAGTCCTGTTGTTGGATCTACGGCTTGTTGATAGGCTGCCGTTTGATAAGCATCTTGTGCAGCAACTTGCGGTGCAAGTTCCGCCATTCCTGCTTTTGTAATTCCATATTGTTGTGCCTGTGCTTGTCGTTGTGCAAACTGTTCGGCTGTTTCTCCAGGTTGCTGTGTAGTTGCTGTGGTAATTGAGGGTATGCCTGCTTGTCTTGTAAGATCCGCTGCATACGTTTTACCTAACGCTTCAATATATTCTGGTGGTAAAGTTCTTGATTCTGTTATTGCCATTACGCCACTCTTCCTTCTAATTTTTTCATAGTATTATACATTCGTTGTGCTCCTTTTTCAACACTTCCGCCTCCTGCACCTTTAACGGCATCCGCAGTCATGACGAATTCATTTTTAGATAACATCGCTGGAACGTCATCTGCTTTTTCTTTTATTCCCACAGGAACAAAACCTCCCGTAGCTCTGTAATCTAATTCTCTAATTCCACCCGCATTTACTCTTGGTATTCCCATTGATATTCTTGGCATGTTTGCCGTAATGCCACCCCCGTATCCGCTAACTCTTCCGCCTTTAGCGAATTGTTCATTATGCTTTTTCATTTTTTCATCTGTTGGAAATTTTATTTTACCTGGTTTTTTATATAACCATTCAGAATATTGTTCATCATCAGGATAAGCGATAGAGTCTAAATACATTTCAATGTATTCTTGTTTTTCTGGAGACAAAGTATCATATTTTTCTCTTATAATAGCTCTTTTTTCAGGATCTCTTAAAATTTCTTGATCATAATTTCCAGCACTATATCCAATCGTAGCTGGTTCTCCATATACAAAATCATCAAATTTATATCTAATATTTTCACCTATTTTTTCTAGTAATCCTTTAATTCCTGTTTTCTTTGTTCCCCCTCCTCCTTCTTTATACTTAACTCTTCCGCCTTTAGCTTTAGTGTTAGTTATTCTATTTAACATTCTCGTAATATCATCTTTAGTTAAACGTCCTTCTGGTTTTTCTTTTCTTGCCATCTCAAGTGCAAGTGCTTGTATATATCTTCTGTAGTCTTCAAGATTATCAAAATCATCTATCGACAATATACCCATATCTTCTGAACGAACTCCACCTTCCGCTTTAGGAAGTGCTCCTAATGTATCAGACATAAACATTTGTGGTACACCTTCAGAAAAAGTAGGTGGATCAAAATGAGGACTCCCACTTGCAAGACCTACTCTTCCACCTTTTTTCTTATTGTATCTTGCAACAAAGGCATCTTTACCGGCTTCATCTAATGCAGAATATTCTGGATCAAATTTAAAATAGTTATCCATATAATTTCTCATTTGAATACCCACTCTTTTTCTTCTTGCTTCTAAATACTGTTCCATTGTTTCTTCAGGTAGTTTTTCTCTAAAATTTTCTGTAAAGTAACTATGAAGTGCACTAGCTCCAGCTGTAATTCCACCGACAAATAATTGTTGTTGTACCATTGGTGGTAAGTCTTTTAATATTGGAAATTTACCTACGGTTTTTTCAACGCCTTTTCTAACGATATCAATACCTTTTTCGCCTTTATCAATAGGTTTAACTTTTTTTACATCTTTACTTGTAAATAAATTTCTTAATGGGCTATCTGAACTTATGGGGCTAGTAAAACCACCTCTAAGTCCACCTCCCATTATGTCTCCCATTCCTCTTTGTCCTCCTAAATATCTTGCACCAGCTCCTCCTGCCGTAGTTAATAAACCTTGTTTAAGTGCATCGCTGACACTTCCTCTTTGATCAAATCTACCAATACCTCTCATCAATCCCGCAATGCCTGGATTAAAAGGTGCAACAAAAGGTGCAGCTTTAACTGCTACATTTGCGATTTCATTTGGAATAAGTTTACGAATTCGTTCCTTAACCCAGCTTCCAATACCATAGCCTTGTCTAGGAACAGCATTCATAATGCCCCCATTTTTACGTAATTGTCTGCGAATCTGTGCTCGTGTTATCATAGTTATAATGTTGGTTTATATTAAAGGCAGGGATTTCACCTGAGTTTATATCTTTACTTAATTTAGCCTAATAAATCAAGACTATGTTGTAACATCCCGCTTTTTAATTTCAAGCGCAGAAAGCACCACATGTAGCCGATTTGCAGTAGCCGCAGTAACCTTAACTATTTCGCTCTCCTGAACGACTAAAGGTGCTGACAGCAGTTCTGATGTTGCGTTAGCTGATATAGCTTTGGTCTTAAACAAGCTAAAAACAGCGTCATCTGTGTCTGTTATCGTTACGGTAATGGTATCAGCATTACCGGAATCTTCGGACACTATAATAGATTTAATTACAGCGGTTGTTGCTGTTGGGACCGTATACAAGGTCGTTGCTGACGTGCTGGTTAAATCTGCTTTTTTATTTACAAATGTATTTGCCATTATGCTATGTAGAAGTTTACGGCTTCTAGTTCATCTTTTAAATCTTGTTGAAACGTTGAGTTTAATTTTTGTACGATACTGTCCACATCTCTCACGAATGATTGTTGAAGTTGTTGATCGTATTGTTCTCCGGGTTGTGTTAACGCCTGTACAATTCTAGCCATTATCTTCTTCCATCCGGTTGTATGTCTAATCTGAAAGTCCCAAGCTTCCAGTGTTGGGTAATACTAGTGTTATCTACTTTTAAAGCTATGGCACGTGCACGCGCTCTTGTATCTATTTTTGTTGTATCCGAGTCTACCTCAAAAGGTCCTAAAGAGGAACTCGCTTCTGTGTCTGTCGGATAGTTTTTCAGATTTAATGTAACTCTTGCAGCTCCTGTTTGACTCAAGAAATCAGGAATCACTCTTCTAATCTTCATCATGTATTCGCCATCACCAGCTAATCCTCTTTGGTCTAAATCAAAATCACCAGACTGAATGCTTGCTGCAATCGCTGTCGTTGCTCCTGCTTTAATTTGATTCGTCCCTGTTTCGTGTTCAAAGTATGTTGTGACACCATCGGTATTACCTACCGTTGCATCACTCGTTGCTGATGAATCGTATTCAGTTCCGTGCGGCTTGCCAAAAATTGCAGAATCTGCCCACGAAGATCTTGCTAAAGAACTTGTTGTCCATATCGGTCTTTCTGTTGTTGAATCCATATAATTATAAGTCACTGATCGATTGTTAGATGCTGCACCACTACCAGGATAGAACCATGTCACTTCACCAAATAGGTTATTTAATCCTGCATAGATGTGGTTTTTAGGAACGGTATTAATGTCATCGTAAACATAATCTTCAACGAGACACGCTAAAGATTCCAACTTACCAGTATATCTAAAGAAACCATTTTCAGACATCCAATAAGCATTACCATCGACTTCGACGGCTGCATTCTTTCCAATCAATCCACAGTTCGTTCCAACTTGTTGAAATGAAAATACGAAAGGTGCTCCTACGAATCTCATAACGAATAAAGACGTATCCGTCCAAATGTAAATCGCATCACGACCTCTGATCGCTGCCACGATCCGTGTTCCGTCAGCCAGTCTTTGTGTCCCAGCCGTATTCGTTGCCGAAGGCGTATACGAGGTTGAAGCATCAATGCTCTCTTGATCCGACCATCTAATATACATATCATCTTGTGTTGATGTTGTACCAATCGTTGTTTCAGTTCCGAAGAACACTAAGTGACGATCGGGTGTTGATACTAAAGTTTCTATTGCTGCTGTAGGTGCATTCGCTACAATGGTTGCTCTTGTAGATGTTGCTCCATCAGCATCTGAATCCCATTCAAACGTTGCACCATCAACGATGGTTGCAATGAGTTTATTTCCATAATTATCTAATGTCCATACACCTGGAGCTGTAATAATATCACCTGTTTGCGATGCACCCCATTTCGTATAATCCGATGCATCCTTAACGGTTGCTCCGTCCGAGTGTGCTGCTGCGGTTGTGTTGTCTGATCCTCTAGTTAATCCTCCTAAAGTTTCTGTACCTGAAGTATTCGATGTATAAGCAATACGCTCGTCATCGATGACCACGGTACCTGTAGCAGGAAATGATGCTGAATCATCTAAAACAATGCTTGTTGATGAATTGGTTAATGCGCCATCAAGTGTCGATTCTCCAACTCCTAATTTAACACCACTCCAAAGTCCTAGTCCCCAACCGGCTGCTGATTCTTCAACAGCAGGTCCTATGGAATAATAATGTCTGACTCTTATGCCTCCGGATGTGGTTGCTCCTGATCCGCTTTCCGCTGATCCCATCGTGACCGTAATCGTTGTGCTGGATGGTACGGTTGTGACCATGAAATTATAATCGTCAAAATCACCAGAGCTAAAATTAGAATCGGTGATAGCAGTAAAATTATCCAAAAGAATAATATCCCCTTTAGTAATTCCATGAGCGCTTGCAAACGTGATCGTGACAGATGTTGATCCATTGGTTGTTGTGAAGGCATTGGTTAAAGTTGTTGTAGCTTTAATAGGTGTTATATCATAAAAAGCTCCTCCAGAATAGACATATAAAAATCGGTTCGTGCCTAAAGCGGCGTATTTAATACCACTTGCATTAACGAAATGGTGTAAAGCCGTGTTTCTTCCTGTAATCGTTTTATCCCCTAATTGAGACCATCCTCCTATTTTTTCAGGAGATCCATAACGAAAACGCACATAGTCACCACTTACCCACTGGCCTTCTCCACCTGTGGCTGTGACTTGCTTGTTAAATCCAGGGGCTATGTTAATTTTTTGTAGCATAATTATCTCGCGTTATTGGGTACTCCATTTGAATTGACGAGTGGTTGTTCTGCCCAAGCTCCATAAATATAGGTATTACCACTTGTTCCAACTTCACTGCTTGTTGATCTAATTTTAAAACCATTAGAAAGTATGTCTACCAAGCCCGCCGCTGCACCATCGTCTCCGCCATTATCATTAAAACTAAGTTTTGGATTATCTCCATTGAAACCGTTTCTTTTACTATCAAATACCATCCAACTACTCGTAGCGTCTATTTCTTTTGTAAAAATCAAAGCTGGTCGGAATCCCGTATAGATAAACGAACCATCGGCATTTCCGTTACCTTCGTATGATCCAAACTTACTGAACCCTTGTTTTTCTGACCATAACCAAGCTACATAAGTATTTGAACTTCCATTAACTCCAGCCGCTGTACCTACTGAAAATACCGATGATGTTCCTAAAGTATCATTCCATAAAGTTTCATTTATTCTTACGGCATTATTATCTAATGCTAATGTATAATCTTCAGGAGCACTTTGATCTACACCTTTATGTTGAACTACATAATTGTTACCATGAGAGTCTCTACGTTTAACCGCTATAAAATGTGGAACAGCCGATAACGAATGTGCAATCGTTCTCGCACTTCCATTTCCTGTATAGGTTAAAATATCAAACCCAGAAGTAGCACTTTCTTTCCAGCACCAAGCAACATAAGTATCAGAATCATCATTAACTAAATTTGCATTACTAGAACCACTTTCAACAGTAAATCCATCTGAAGCTGCTTCAACCCAACCTCTAGCCGCAGTTCCAACTCCACCTTCTTCATCAGAACCATTTGTTCTAAGAGCTTTGCCAGATGCAAAGGTTCTAACACTATCCATAATAAATATATCTTCGGAATCTGTACGATTTTTTACCCAGATAAAATCTGGTTGCATATCAGTAGAACCTGGAAGTGT